TGGCGGTCTGGCCTTCCGTCGCCGTGTTCTTGCTCGAGCCGGCGACCAGAATATGGTCCAGATCGAACACTGCCTTGAGCATGTCGATCGTGATGTCGCGGGCCTTGGTCGGCGTGCCGGCCCCGGTGGACGCGATCACGGTCTTGATCTGAGACGACAATCGCAGGTCGCGGAACTTCTTCTTGGTGATCACGAGCGCATTCGGCCAGACGCCGCTGTTCGTGTACACCTTCCGGACGGCGTTCTCGACGTCGGTGATCGGCGTCCCGTTGGTCGCGTCGCTCCAGGCGGTGCCGATGGCCGTGGTGAGCGTCGCTCCGGTCCAGGTCGTCGTGTTGAAGATCTGGGCCGCGACGCGGACTTCCTGTGCCCGCAGCACGGCGTCGAAGGCACGCAGGGTGGAGATGACCTCGGCGTCGAAGTAGCGGGCGTACATCTCGGCCTCGCGATCGTCGACGGGCTCCTCCGTGCCGCGCTCCGTGCAGGAGTAGGTCTTCGGATCGAAGGTGAAGTTGCCGCGGCTGTATCCGCCGCCCGGAGCCCGGTCGACGTTCCGATTCTGCAGCAGCTGATCGAGCGGGATCTGGCCGAAATTTCCGGCCTGGCTTTCCGCCTCGAACACGGGCAGCAGCGACTGCGAAATGAACCCGCGGCGGTCCATTTCCAAGTCGAACTGCATGAAGCAGGCGGCCAGATCGGGCCGCAGCGTGGCGAGAGTACTTGTGGGGGCTGGCATCGTCTATTTCCTTCCTTGAAAATCGAGTGTCCGTGGAGAGTGTGAACGCGTCGAATTCGGCGCGCCTGCGCGCGCCGAAGTGTGCCGGCCGCTCAGGTCCCGATGGCAATCCAGTTGACCTTCTTCGTGAACGTCGTCGCGGCCAGCGGCGTGGGGTCGGTTCCGCCGGTGTTCTTCCAGGTCTTGATGATGATCGAGCCGGCGGCCGGCGAGCCGGCCTGGTCGCCGATCTGTGCCGAGACCAGCATCGGATCGTCGCCGGGGTCCGCTTCGAGAACGGCGACGACCGAGACGACCGTGTTCAGTCCCGTGACGACGGTGTCTGCGGCGCTCACGGTGCTGAACTGCCCGCAGGCGACCTTCTGGTTGCTGTGGCCCAGGGGCATGACCTCGATTACGTCGTTATTCGAGGCGGCGGCCTCCATCGCGATTCCCTCGGGGAAGCCGTTGGGCGTCGCCGAGATCTTGCCGCTGGCGGCCGCATAGACCGGCGCGAAGATCGTGATCGCGCCGCTGGCAACCATTTTCCGGGTTCCCGGTGCCGAGCGGAGCCTGACGGCACGCATGTCGCCGCTGGCAAAGGCGGCTTCGTCGATCGTGCCGATCGCCGAGTCGGCGACGCCGGCCACGTCGATCTTGCCGCCCGCAATTCCCTTGACGCGCAGATACTTCGCGATCGCGCCATTGGCCGGAAAGCTCTTGAAGGGTGTATCGGTATACTGACTCATGGTTTCACTCCGAATGGGATTGATGGTGCTGGGTGGATGCGCCTCGGTTCCGCCTGGGGCTTACTCCCGCTGTTCGGACATCGCCTTGATCTGTTCGATCATCTTGGCGGCGATCCCTTCGAACAGACCCGGAATGCGGGCCTCGAATTCGTTGGCCTGCCGCATCAGGTGATCGGCCTCGTCATTGGCCCGCACACGATCGGCGTCGGACGGCAGTGCATGCAGCCCCACAAGAATGTCGAGCCGTTGGTGCCGCAGATGAACTGCTTGACGCTGACAATCGAGCGCCTCGCAGAACCGGTCCTCGAGCTCGGCATCGATGGCCGCGAGTTGCGGATTGCGAGCAGGCGCCTGGCCGGAGGTCGCCTCGGTCGCCGACAGTGACGCAGTTTCCGTGGCCGGCAGTTCGCCGGCGGCTGGACTGGCCGCCCCCGGATTGGCCGTCTCTGCGTTGGCCGTCTCTGCGTTGGCCGGCGGCCCAGACTGCGCCGCGGGCACGGAGCCCGGGTCGCTCGCATCTGCGGCCGGTGGCGGCGGATCGCCGGCAGGCGGGCCACTGGTCGCTGTGTTCTCGGACATGATTGACTCCGTTACCAAAGTGAATGACCGCGAGTGGGCAATGACGCGAGAGCGTGAACTCAGGAGGCCTTGCGGTTGGCGTTGGCCTCGGTGACAACGGCGGCGTGGAGTTGCGGGTGCTCGCGAGACACTGCGCTGACGGCCTTCGGCCGGCGCATCCCGAGCTTGACCTTCGCCTCGACGAATTCGTTAAACTTCTCGAGCGAGCTGCCGCCCCCCTCCTCGCTGCCGCCTTCCGACTTCCCGTCCTTCAACGGTCGGACGCCGGTCTCGGCGAGACGGGCCTTGTCCTCGGCCGCCTTGATCTTTTCGGCCGCTTCTTTCTGGGCCAGTGCGACCTTGGCATCGGCGTCCTTCTTCGCCTGCTCGATCTGGGCCTGCTGGTGCCCCATCCAGCCCTTGACGGCGGCATCGGCCGTCGCGCCGGCCTTCAGCTGATCGCAGATGAAATCGGGAGTCGCGCCCGGGCAGGCCGCCACAATGTCCTGATAACTTGCCGCTGCCATTTTTTTCCCCTTGTTCAAGGTCTTCATTGAAGCGGCGCGGGCCACGCCCAGCGCCTGGTCAAAACTTCCGACACCGTCCGCCAGACCGCAGTCAACCGCTTCCTGGCCGACCCAGACCTGGCCGGTCGCCAGCTTGCGAATGTCGTCGATCGACATCTCGCGGCCGCGTGCGACGCCCGCCAGGAACTGCTCGTTGAGCGCGTTGATCTCACGCTGGTAATCGGCCAGCTGGTCGGCTGTGACTTCCGTCCCCGGCACGCCGGCCCCTTTGAACTGCCCGGCGCGCACGACATGCACCTTATAGCCTTCCTTCGACGCCGCCATACTTTCGTCGACGACGACCCCGTATGTGCCGATGGAGCCCCCGAGACACGTTTTCTGGAGGATGAGCTGAGAACACTGCGCCCCCACCCAAAAGGCCGCCGAGGCGACCATGTCCTCGCCCAGGCCGATCACCGGTTTCTGGAGCGCCGCGGCCGCCACGTCGTCGGCCAGTTCCGACGTGCCGGCCACCGTCCCCCCTGGGGAGTCGATCACGAGCAGGATGGCCCCGACTTCCGGATCCGCCGCCGCCGCCCGGATGGCCCGCCGAGTTTCGACCGTGCTGGCCGATTGGCCCAGACTGGCCCGCTGTTTCTGCATGCGGCCCCGGAGTTCGATCGTCGCCACGCCCCCCGCGTCGCGAGTGTAGGCGACCGCTGGCGAGTCGCCGCGGCCGGCGGCGACTTCCGGGGCCTTGGACGACAGGTGCAGCGCCACGTCGACGCCACGGATCGTGCGGGCCAGCGACTGGAACTCATTCTCCCGCATGGCCCAGGCCCCCAGCCATTCCTCGAGGTACGGCACCTGCGACATGCCGGGCAGGGGGCTGAATTCAGCAGCGGTGACTTCCATGACAGGCTCGGTCACGATTTTCCTCCCGGGTTGCCTGACGGTGCGGCGGCCTCGTTGGCCTGGGCCTGGGTGGCGAGCTGGATGGCGGCCGTCGCCTTGTCGACCATTGGAATCGAGACGACCTCGCGCCAGTCGACGCGGGCCTCTTTGAATTCGTTGTTGAGCGCCTCGGCCGCGACGATCGCCCGCCGAATCAAGCCGGCGTTGTCCTCGATGATCTCGTCGTGAACCTCGGTCAGGTCCCGCCCATGGGCCGCCTGGATGCGACGCCGGCTGTTCAGACAGCGGCTGGCCTCCATGTCGTCCGCCGTGATGTCGGTGAGCGGCTCGACGTAGGCGAACTGCGGCGGGTTCCAACGGTGATCGAAAATGCGCGGGCCGAGTTTCTCCGCGGCCGCCTGCAGAGCGGAGTCCCGCGCGATCAGCCGGCGCAGCCACCATTGATAAACGGGCCGGTGGAACTTCGAGACCATCCAGGCCTGGATCTGACGGAAGCGAATCCGGGCCTGGTCGATCGCCCCGCGCCATCCGCTGAAATTTGTCCGACTCGGGTCTAGCAACAGCACGTGAACCGGCAGATCCAGATTGATCGCGATGAACGTGAGCAGCAGCATCGTGTGGGGGAAGAATTCGGGCGACGGGATGCTGGGCGAGAAGGCCTCGAGCTTCTCATCGACCTCCGAAAAGAACTCCAGCCCGGCAGAATAGCCGGCGATCGATCGACTGCCGGTGGGACTGTCCTCGACGACGATGCCGTTGGTGTCGACCTTCTTCGTCGGCTCCCAGTGCTCGCCGCGGTTGTGCATGATCGCCACGAGCGCCGCGGCCTGCGCCTTGACCAGCGTCGCGAACTGCACGTCGTCGTGTTGGCCGACCGTATCCGAGCAGGGAGCCAGAAACGTGATGCCGCGACGCTGGCTGAAACGCGTGGGCATGTACAGGTGCAGCACCTGGCGGCGGCCCTCCGAGTCGCGGGCGTCGATCGGTTCGATGTCGCCGACCCTGCTGACCGCCTGCATGGGGCTCAGGTTCTCTTTCGTGAACCAGTACTGCTTGCGCTTCGCGTTGTCGTCGAGCAGCACGCCATTAACGACGTTGCGGGTCGTCCTGGACGGAGTGCGGCAACGGTGGGCCTCGCGCCATTGCAGCCGGTTCGTGTTGAGCGGCAGGCAGAACGTGTCACCGTCCGTGACCACCGACGAGAGGGCCAGCCCTTCCATTTCGGCGAACGTCAATTCCCCCTCGTGATCGCATTCGTCGGGCTCCGTCGACCAGCCGCGCCAGTTGTCGCGGATCCGGGCGTCGACCTCTTTGTCGCCAGTCTGCGGGTCATGGCGGAAGCCGTCCTGCACGATGTTCGCGACTAGCCGGCGGATCCCCTGGCCGACAACCTGGTCGTTCCGCGGGTAGTGCCGAGCCCGCTCGA